TCTTCATTATGCACAGCACCATGACCACTTGATGTTGTTTCACAACTCCCACTTATTGTGTAAGTAATGTTGGACATTGCATTGGTCATTGTCAAAGTTGTTTTTGCAGTACCTCCATCTGAAATAGAAGAAAGATTAAAACTATCGGTTATTGCTTGAGTGCTAGATTGGTCAACTACACAATGCATTTTTGTCAATGCTTGGACAGTATTCTGTGTAACTGCACCACCATCAGATACATAAGTAGATGTATTACCTATCTTAACATTCGTGCCACCTGA